CACTGACTGCAACGACGTGACTTGCTCTGCATCTTCTTTGAACTTTGTTATCTCTTCTTGTGTCATGCAATAGGTTGGCCCATGACCCAAATCTTTGATTCGCTTCTCGTTGATAATTTCATCCTCAACAGCAAATCCCCGAAAATCAACCACGTTTTTATCGATCACCCCCAGAACATAAACATCTGAACTACCTTTTTTCTTCTTTACTGGGACGATCAACTGACCATTCTGAAGGTCTGTTGCCTTAATGTCGCATTTCCATCCTTGATAGATTACATCAGTCGTTCCAGATTGAGGGGCAATATCGAGATTCGGATACTGGTTGGCCCACTTACAGAATGCCATCTCTGCCATAACGCCAATCATCTCATTACGCTTCTTTGATTCTGTCAAATGAGGGAAATAATCTTGCCGCTTCGCCGCACGATTAATCATCTCTCGCATGGCTCCAATTTGACCTGCAAGCATCAGCTCAGTATCCGACAGCTCAATTCTCATCTTGATACTCCGGCACATGAAGCCAAGTTTGACCATTTCTGATCCGATAGATGACGTGTTTGCTCACCTCAAACTTGCTAGCAATCTCCACTGGACTCAGACCTTCCTTGATTAATCCCTTAATTAAGTAAACGTCATGCTCTGTTAGCTGGGCCGAGCGATGCTTTGCACGTTTGCCTTCCCAGAAATGACTTGGCTTCATCGTTCCCCCTATCGCAGACTGATCGGTACTGCTTCAAAGTCGTCCTTACTGTTGCCAGAGTAACGACTTGCAGACCCGTGTTTCATGTACGCTTGATTAACTGCGTCCTCCTTGCTGACTGCTTTGATGCAAGCAAGATATTGGCCGCGACAATAAACCCAAAAGAACTTGAACATTATTGATTCTCTCTCTCTTTAAGTTTCATGTACTCCGAATCATCAGGGATGGTTAGCTTCATCCCGTGCGAATGAGCAAAAGTATCGACTTGTTGCATATAGAAATACATTTCGCCTTTAAGCAACTTAGTGGTGCTTTTCAAGGTCTTTATCTCTTTCTTGCCAACAATCCGAGTCTCGTATCCTAGAAACTCCTCAACTAACCATTCATGCATCTCCTCCTTGATGAATGGCGTAGCATCCTTGTCGAGCTTTGCATTGGTCTGAGCGACAATCTCGCCCAGCCACATCCAATACAGATCATTCTGGTTAATGCTTCGGTTGCTCCCCCCCTTCCATTCCAGATGAATGAACCCGTGATCCTCGATGCCCGCTAGGGCATCTCGGTAGACCTGATCCATCATCTGCTTGGAAGTGACTGTGTATTTAGCCTTTTGCATCATCAAGTCCAATGAACTGATCGAAGCTCATGCTGTGATACTCAGCAATCTCCTGCACCCGATGGACACTCATGTCTTGCATATTTCTCCAGCGGATGACCTGTTGTGGCCTCACATTAAAGTGATCGGCCAAGTCTTTGTTTTTGACGTTGCGTAGGGCTTGAGCTACACGCAAGCATCTTCCAATGTTGATGTATGTCATTTTCACCTCAGAATGGGATCGAGTCGTTAGTGACCTGCACTGGGTCAGCCGGTGCAGTATTGGTGTACTGCGCTTGATCTTTCGGCTGGTCTTTCAGGGTTAGTTTGGCCTTGAGTACCGGCGCACGTTCGTTTGCACCTTCATCTCGTTTCCAAGCACTAACCCAATACTCTTTGCCATCAACAGTTGCATTGCCTTTAAAGTCAGGATCAGTCGGCTTGTTCTTCCGATCATTACCCCAGATAGCAATCTCATTGTTGTTGTCATACTTCTTTTGTTCTGTCATAGGAATTTCTCCAAGTTCTTACTTTCTTTCTCTATTTCCTTACACGCATCGATCACAATCGCTTCCAACGCTTTGATGTATTCTTCATCACGCTCAACACGAATGAGAAGTGGCGGCAAAGACGGGTGATAAGACAAAAAGTCCCACCATTTACGTTTAGTTATCCACAGGCAACCCATCACCTGAGCTTTGTACTCAGACGGCAACTTACCTGCACGGAAATACTTAACGTGTGTTGCAGGGGCCGGACACTTAATTTCCAGTCCCCCATCTTGGTTGACGAGGCCATCCGGTGAGATTCCGCATTCATATTCATCATGCTTACAGAACCCAACCTCTTGTACGGATACTCGTCTCTCGAACTCAAAGAAAGCCCGTGCATCAGGTTCCAAAGTCCGTCCACGGATCATCCATTCATTCTCATACGTTTCAGGAACTTCCCCCATCACCTTCTCAGCGATCAAGCCGTTCACATAACCTGCGCGGCTAGTAGACTCTTTGCCTTGTGCGGTGATTAGTTTCGAGAAGCCTGACCCTGATGGACAGCCCAGACGGGCCATCAACCATTCAGGTGTTCCCTGATCTGCCTCAATGATCCTCATTTGGCCTTCCTCTTGAGTGCCGCAATCAGGTTGTCGTATTGCTCTGGATGCGTATCGTGTAGGTCTTTGACCTTGAGCCACTTATACAAAGAATCCATTTCTTCATCAGACAGCTCGACTTTCTCAAGCAACTTATCAATCTCGTTCTTCTGCTTCAGAGTCAGAGATGTAAAGTCAGCCTGTTCAAGCATATCTGCGTCATCACGCTCGCCTGAGTTGATCTTGAAGATGGTACGCATGGCAATCTTCTCGACATACGAAAGTGCTGAACCGGCAGACTGTGCGCCAGTGAAAGGAAGTGTGATTGATCTGCGGATCGGGAAGTTCCAGACAGCCCCATCCTTATGCATGATGGTGAACTGATACACCGCACGGTAGAGTTTGCGATCTTCGCTAAGACTGCTTTCCAGCTCGTCAGGGATAATCATAATCCCCGCCTCGTTCATCAAAGGACGCATCTTCTCGTAATACTTATCGATAGAGACGTATCTGTACTTAGAAAACTCGTTATTAGAATCGTATCCCAAAGTTCCGATCTTCGACTGAATCTCAAACAGTGCATTAGCGATAACTTTTGGACACTCATTAGACTGATGATTCATCTTTGTTCCCCCTTTATGAAAGCATCAGGGAACAATCTAATCATTGGAGGGCATATTGTCAACTAAACAGGATTTTGAATAGCCAATTGACTTTGCTAGAAAATACAGTAATTTAGGGGGCTTATTTCATCACCCCCGATGAAGTTCAGGCCAGAATCCACAATCTGGCCTTTTTTTACGCCACGTTCCTCATACGGGTCACAAGCCGATCAGCCCGATTCGTGACTTGTCTGTACCACTTGGAGTCAACCATCTCGTCTGCGGCGGCATTCCAATCACGCGCATCTACACCACGCTTCATGCCTTTGAACTGGCTGAGACGAGGGCGGCCCATGTTGAACATCATGTTAGCGATAATCAGTTGAGCTTCTTCCGGCAGGTCAAACCAGTCGTCATAGAGCTTCTTGCACTCGTCGAGTGTTACTTGAACGTCTTTCTCAAACACCTCGATAACGCGCTCCTCAGAGACAGCAGTGCCTACTTCTTGCCCGTGTTCTGGGTCATCCTTTGTAACTAGGTGACCAATACCGAACGTAGGAAGACCGAGATGATCTAAGTAAATTTCATACTTACAGCCTTCGTCGTATTCTAGTTCCATGCGGAGTTGATCGAGATTCATCATTTCTTACCCTTTTTCATGTTCATAATCTTGTCGGCCCCGCGTATTCCAAAACTTGAAGTGACCGCAATGAAAAGTAAATACTGATACCATTCAGGAAGGGTATTTAACGTATCAAACGCCATGTCCAGACGAGTAATTACCTCTGGATTATCCATCGCCACACTGTACGCCACAGCAAGCAACGGCATTGCGAGAATGACTGAGAAAAACTCATCTTTCCAAGAATCCTTTGTGGCATCAGCCATCTTTGCTTCCCAGTCAGCATCGTTCTGGATAGCAGTAATCTTACGCTCTTGTATGGCCTTTTTTTCTTCGGCCTTGCCCTTGATAAAATCTTTGCCTAGCTCAAGTGCTGGCCCTAGTAACATCTGCAACATGACGTTTCTCCTTTGTCTTTCTGCCACACTTATCGCATTTAACGTGTGGGCGCAGAATCAATTTAGACCCGCAGTCTGTGTGGTACATCCCTTCCTTGAAGACGTACTCACAAAGTTTCATTAGTCGGCTTTTTTGCTTTGGTAAGCACTCGCGCCGAAGAAACTAGCGACAAGGGCAGACACGGCTATGAAATACGTCCCTGCAATGTCAGTGATAAGACTAGCCGCTTTATCGAGTCCAACGAGGCTACATACAAAAATACCACTGGGATACAGCAGTAGGCCAAATAACGCAAACCACGCCATCTTGCGGATCGAATCACGCTGTGCGTCTTCATCTTCCATCTTACGACGGCGATCCTCAAGTTCAATAAGAGCAAGCTCATTTTGATCGATAACGCCATTTTGATCCTTATCGTACTTGTCGAGTAATTCACTCATCAGTTTCTCTCCAACAGAATATCAAATGCGGCAGTCAAACGAGCATTGTTGGAACGCACACTAGCTCGTACATCAATATCAGATTTTTCTGGTATTCGTAGAGGTATACCGAACTCATACATATAATGGCCGCCAGCACCAGAAAATTCAAAAGAATGACCTACGCGAAAAGAGGCTTCACCGAAATACCGAACGTACATATCGCCAGTTGCATCAGCACCAGACTGACAGCTAGCCGCGCCTTTCATTATGTACGCTGTGTATCCAGCCGGAACAGTGTAAATCGCGGCATGAGATACAGCCTTGCCAGCAGTGATCCGCATAACAGTCACAC